TATTGCTTGGACTTACCTTAAGGATGCTGTAGCCCAGGTCCCAGGTACAACAATCAACGAGTCTGAACTCAGGGTGGATATTCCTTGTGCTACTGGGTATATCCGGATCATGCTCCTCGGGTCCGAGAACCCTGGTACATTGAAGGGGATTTATTTAGATGGAGTGGTGATAGATGAATACGCGGAGTGTGATCCTAGGGTCTGGAGTGAGGTGGTTAGACCTGCTTTATCTGATAGATTAGGCTGGGCGATTTTTATTTTTACTCCTAAAGGATCTAATCATGCTCACGAATTGTATATGATGGCGAGGAAGGCGGACCCGGCTGAATGGTTCGTGGCTCTGTTTAAGTCGAGTGAGACAAAGATAATTCCATTAACGGAGCTAGAGAGTGCGGCACAGTTTATGTCGCCGGAAGAATTTGACCAGGAATATGAATGTAGTTTCTCTGCGGCTCTTGTTGGTGCATACTATAAAAATGAGATGGTAGAAATGGAAAGAGATAAGAGAATCTCCCGGGTTCCTTACGATTCTCATACTACTGTGTATACCGGCTGGGATTTGGGCATTGATGATTCTACTGCTATTTGGTTTATTCAAGAAGTTGGTAGAGAGTTGCACGTCGTGGACTATATGGAAATCTCGGGACGAGGACTAGACTATATAGTGAAAGAATTACAAAAGAAATCTTATACTTACGCTTATCATTTCTTACCCCATGATGTGAAGGCCAGAGAATTAAGCACCGGGAAAACAAGACTTGAAACCTTGCGAGAGTTAGGGTTAAAGAATATAGAAACGGTAAAGAAGTTAGGCATCGAAGATGGTATTCATGCAGTGCGTGGAGTATTGCCTCGGATGTGGATTGATCGAGAAGCTTGCGCTTGGGGCATAGAAGCGCTAAGATCATACGAAAGAGTATTTGACCACAAGGAACAAATATTCAAAGCTAGACCTAGACATAACTGGGCTTCTCATGCGGCTGATGCCATGAGATATTTTGCTGTTGGTTTCAGGGGCGACGCTAAAACATCGGCTACGAAAGACTTGCAGAGAGAGTCTGAATCCGATTACGATATAATGAGGTGGTAGCATGAGCAGCAATAATAAGAACAGGAAAGGCCCAGACCCAATAAAATTGAAGGCGCAGGCAGATGAACATTACCAAAAGGTCAAAGATGAAATCTATGCGGGTAATACTTTCGATACAGCCACTAAGAAGAAATTAGATGATTTATTAAATAAGGGACATCAGGCTGGGGGAGATGCAAATCGTAGTCCCTATGACTCCTTTGGTTTTTATGAGGAGGCCCGAAAGTTACTTGCTAAAGAAAAGGGCGGGGCAGATCCAGATTTTAAATCAAGAGTTGGGGTAGAAAAAATGTACGAAACTTTACTTGATACACCCGGCAGTAAACAAACTAACATGACTAACTATCTTCAATCATACAATAAGAAGCGTGGATAATGAAAAAGACTCCTGAACAGATAATACAAAGTAAGAATCATTTAAAAAGTATGCGTGGGAACTGGGAAACTCATTGGCAAGAGTTAGCCGAGTATAACATTCCTAATAAGAATAACTTTACTAGATCGGTGGTTAAAGGTGAAAAGAAAGCTATTGAGTTATTCGACTCTACTTCTATGGTTTCTTGCGATCTTCTCTCTTCAGCCCTCCACGGGATGCTTACTAATCCAAACACACTTTGGTTTATGTTATCTACAGCAAACAATCAGCTTAATTCTACGGACTACATTTTAGAATACCTACAAGACTTAACTCAAAGGATGCACGGGTATTTAAACAATTCAAACTTCCAAACAGAACTGCATGAATACTATTTAGACTTGTGTGCTTTTGGTACAGGATCTATGACTGTTGAAGAAGATAAAGATACATTGTTTAGATTTTCGACTAAGTATCTCGGCGAATTGTTTATTGAAGAAAACCATTTAGGAATGATTGAAGAAGTTTACAGATGTTTTAAATGGAAGGCCCCGCAGATTGTTGAGCAGTTTGCTCAAGGTATAGATCAAGAAGATAAGATGGCGATGGAAGCTAAAGTTGGCAGTAGGGTTGCGGCAGCTTTTTATGCTAACAAGGGCGAAGAGTTTGAAATTATACACTGTGTGTATAAAGAGTTTTTTACTAAGACACCAAAGGTTCCATTCTTATCTCAATATATATTAGAGATAGATAAAAAAGAATTATCGGACGGTAAGTTTAGAAGATTCCCGTACATAATATCAAGATGGTCTAAAGTATCCGGCGAAGTTTATGGTAGGTCTCCTGCTATGAACGCATTACCTGAAGCCAAAACTTTAAATCTTATGGCGAAGTCAGTGATTAAAGGCGCACAAAAAACTGTTGATCCCCCGGTGCAGATGCCCGATGACGGATTTGTGAGACCTTTGAGAACATCCCCTAGTTCAGTTAACTATTACAGAGCTGGATCAAATGATAAAGTTACGCCTATATTTAATGATGTTCGTATTGATTATGGTGTAGAGATCATGCGTGAAAGACAGGAAAAGATCCAGAGAGCTTTTTATATTGATCGTTTAAACTTAGCAAACAATGACCGTATGACTCAGATGGAAGTTGGTCAGAGGGTGCAGGAACAATTAAGGTTCATGGGACCGATGTTAGGTAGACAACAGACTGAGTTTTTAAAACCTTTGATTGATAGAATCTTAGACATAATGATTGAAAAAGATGCAGGGTCCGGAAACGTTTTGGGCGATGTCCCTGATGAATTAACGGATATAGATTTAGATGTAATGTATACATCTCCTATTGCTCGGGCGCAAAAGATCAGTGAGGCCGAGGCTTTAAACGCAGCTTTAACTGCATCTGCTCCAATGCTGCAATTAGATCCTTCCGCAGCTGATGTTATTGATCCCGATAAGGTTGTAAGAGTAAACTTTGAAATTTATGGCGCACCTCAAAAGGTGTTGCGTAAAGCAAAAGAAGTTAAGACTATAAGAGAAGCTCGTTCCCAGGCCCAGCAAGCAGCTGTAGAACAACAACAGCAAGCGCATGGCGCAGAGGTAGCGAACAAAGCAGCTCCTTTATTAAAAAGCTAGAAAGGTTTTATGAAAAAGAAGAAGTCTGAGAATCGCTATGTGGCGAACATCATAGATTATAAAAATACGTTTGAGACAAAGAGTGGAGAGAAAGTACTGAGGCACCTGATGAAAGTCCACGGTGTTTTTACTACATCTTTTGTAGAAGATAATCAATATTCTACTGCCTTTAATGAGGGCGGTAAAAACGTCATCCTTCAGATTATTAAAAAGGTGGGGATGGATTTGGCAAGATTAGAAAGTGAAATGAAGAAACAACAAACGGAGGATGATAATGTTAACTACTGAAGCTACTGCTCCAGCAGCAGAACCTGAAGCACCGGCAGCAACACTTAAAGCACCTGAAGCAGCGGCGGCACCAGCACTTACAACAGAACCAGCGACAGGCCCCACATGGGAAGATATGACAAAAGGATTGCCTGAAGATTTAAGAGACGACCCATCTATGACATCTATTAAAAACTTAGAGGCATTGGCTAAATCCTATGTTAGTTCTCAGAAGATGTTGGGGAAGGATAAGATTCCAATACCCGATCCTAAACATGCAACTCAGGATGATTACTTAGGCATATTTAAAAAGTTAGGAGCAGTAGAAAATGTTGAAGATTTTAAATTTAACTTACCTGAAGGAGTGGCAGAAGGCGATCTAAACGCAGAAACAATGTCTGCTTTAAAAGAAGCAGCAGTTAAAACTGGCGTATTACCTTGGCAGTTTGAGCAGATTTTTGGTGCTTACATGGCTAAGGCAAATGAAGGTGCGGCTAAAACAGACGAATCTATAAAGGCTAAACAGGAAGAAGATTCTGCTATTTTGAAAAAAGAATGGGGAGAAGGCTTTAATGACCAAGTAGGTAGAGCCAATGTAGCTTTTAGAGAGCTAGTCCCAGACGCTGCCGATAGAGACAGACTTGTAAAAGAAGGTCTAGGCAGCCATCCGGTTGTGTTGAAATTACTGGCAAATGCTTCTAAGTACTTTAAAGAAGATCAGTTTTTGGGACAAGGCGAAGGGGCCTTAGCTGGGTATACTCCAGAATCAGCTCTTCAAAAGGCTAGAGAAATTCAGGGTAACCCGGATCATCCATACAGAAATGAGCGACATCCTAATCATAAAGCGGCTAAACAAGAGGTGGCTAATCTTTATAAGGCGGCGTATCCAGAATAATATTGACGCGCAGACTGAGAATGAATACTATAGGTATAAGGGCAGACTTATTGGCATAAGTTCCTGCGTGTAAAAGCGCCTTATAGTTCCGTTCTGCGGGCAGACTATTCTAGCCACCAATTATTACTAACCAATTTTTTAGGAGGACATAGAAATGTCAGCAGAAATTACTACGGCTTTCGTCCAACAATACAAATCAGAAGTGTTCCATTTGTCTCAACAAATGGGTTCTCGCTTTGCTGATAAAGTACGGATGGAAAGTCAAAATGGCGATAGCGCCTTTTATGATAGACTAGGAAAAGCAACTGCTGTTGTTAAGGCTTCACGCCATAGCGACACCCCTCAAATTGATAGTTCACACTCTCGTAGACGAGTAACACTCTCTGATTACGAATGGGCTGATCTTATTGATAAAGAGGATTTGCGAAGATTATTAATGGACCCTGCGGGCAAGTATGCGCAAGCTGCTGCTTGGGCTTTAGGTAGAAGTAAAGATGATGTTATCATTGCTGCTGCTGATGGTTCTGCATGGGGCGGGGTATCTGGTTCCACTGAAGTGGCTCACCCGAACTCTCAAAAGTATGCTTTTAACGATGCAACAATATTCTCGGACGTAAATGTTCTTGGATTGCGCGCCATTAAACAAAAATTTGATGCAGCCGATGTTGATGAAAGTATTCAGCGCTGTGCTGCAATCGGTTCATCTGGATTAAACTCTTTATTGGGAGAGACATCAGTAACAAGTTCTGATTTCAATACCATTAAAGCTTTAGTTCAAGGTGACATTGATACCTTCATGGGCTTCAGGTTCATGAGATCAGAAAGATTATTGACTCAGGTTGATGCTCTATCTGGCAGTGCAACTACTGGTGCAGTGGGTTCTGGAACATCTTTGATCGCTGATAGACGAAATATCTTCTGGGCAAAAGACGGCTTGTTATGTGCTGTTGCAGACGATATTGTAACTGAAATTGAACGCAGACCGGACAAATCTTATTCGACTCAAGTCTATGCTTCTATGGGTCTAGGTGCGACTCGTATGGAAGAAGAAAAAGTTGTAATCGGATTTAGTTCTGAAGCATAAGGAGGATTGAGAAATGGCAACATTAACAACCGTTAAAGGTGCAAATGTAACCTTAAGAGAGAGTGAGCCTACTGTAAAGTTGGACGTTACTCAAAACTACGGCGGGCTTCATGTTCTTTATGAATCCTATACTGTAGACGCAGCTGATGAATTTGGCACAAGTGGGCTTATCCGCTTATTCGATATTCCTAAAGGCTCGCGCCTTATTGAATTTGAAGTAAGTATGCCCACATCTCCTTCAGCTGGTATTTTTGATATTGGTTGGGCTGCAAGTGCAGAACTTGATTCTGATGGTAACGCAGTAGAAGCTGCTGATCCCAATGGAATTTTGGAGCAAGTAGACCCCGGAGCCGCTGCTGTAGACAGACAGAAAATGTTATCTACTGTTCCTGGCTACGGTAAAAAGTTCGCTGCTTCTGTAGAAGTACAAGCTGATTGTACTGAAGCAACCGCAGATTCTGGTGGTGACACCTACGAATTTTTAGCAATAATCGCAAGCGCATAATTATAGGGGGAGGTTAACTCCCCTTTTTTTCAGGAGATTATATGGCTACAAGTTCAGTGGATATTTGCAATTCAGCACTTTACAAGATTGGCTCTACTCGCATTACTGCTTTAAGTGATAATACTAAGGGCGCTATAATCTGTAACGATCAATACGATAGATGTAGAAAAGAAGTTTTGAGGTCTCACCCTTGGAATTTTGCGATTACATGGATTTCTTTAGCAGCCACCGTTAATACTCCAATATCAGATGATTATGATTACGAGTTTTTAATACCTTCCGACGTACTTCGCGTACTCGACACAAATTTGACTACAGACGACTGGGAAATTGGCAACAACACAGACGGCAACAAAGTTTTGTTCTGCAATGATGACACAGTAAAGATTCAATATATTAAAGATATAACAAATACGACAAGGTTTGCTCCAGATTTTGAGGAAGCTTTAGCTTTTAGATTAGCTATAGACTTAGCTTACGCAATGGTGCAATCTCAGTCAGTCCAACAACAGATGTTTCAATATTATAAAGCGGCCTTAGCTAACGCTAGAAGTTTTGATGCTCAAGAAAAAGGCCAAGATATGATTGAGGCAGATACATTTATAGATATAAGAGGATAGTATGCCTCGTTTTAATGACATAATTAATAATTTTGTAAATGGAGAAGTAAGCCCTAAGATGTACGGTAGGTCTGATTCTGAAATTTATAAACGATCTTGCAGAGAATTGGAAAATAGAATCGTCCATCCTCAAGGTGGGGCTAGTCGTAGAACAGGGACACAGTTTATATTAGACGAAGTAATTGTTGATGATGCTAACGGCGATAGCGCAGCCCTAAGTTCTGCAGCTAGGATTATTCCATTTTATAGTAAAAGAGAGGACCCTTTCCTTCTTGTATTTAATGGTGATGTAAAAGATAGTTCCTTAGAAAATCTTGTTTATATTCATGACCCAGTAGATACCACTAATTCTTTTTCGGCCTCAGTAGTATTTGAAGATAACTATGTTTTAGATAGCTCAACAGCAACAAGAATGAATCCGGGAATATCCTCTGCTAAATTAAGCACATACTTAGCAGACGCTACGGTTCTAAAAGAAATGCAGTATTGTCAAATTGGAGATATACTTGTCATAACCCATGAACTCATACCCCCGATAGTTGTTACAAGATATGAAAATTATTTAGGGGAGCTTGTGTTTGGTTTTGGCGATTACATGCACCAATACAGGAAGGTTTCTTCTTTTAGTGACGATATAGGCTCAATGCCATTTACTGATATAAATATATCTGATATAAGCATGTCATTAAGTGCAGCAACAGGAACAGGACAAACACTAACAGCAAGTTCTGCTTTTTTCGCTGCAGGCCATGTGGGAACATACATAGCTGGAATAGAGAGTGGAACGCTTGGGGCCTGTGTTGTTACGGCTGTAAACGCAAACGGACTAACGGCGACTGTAGATATAATCAGAGCTTTTTCAGATATAACTGTAGATGTGGCCTGGTATGAAGGTGCGTGGTCTGACTATCGAGGATGGCCCCGGACCGTTACACATTGGAACGGCAAACTTGTATTTGGTGGAAGCCCATCATTTCCTATGAGAATTTGGGCCAGTCAAACATACGATATTTTTGAAATGACTAATGAAGATGTTCTTAAAGCAACTGGGGTTGTACCGACTGATCCAGTATGGGTGGATCTTTCATCGGATACAATTACTCAAATAAATTGGTTACATACGTCTGGAAATCTTTTAGTTGGGACTGGTGTTAGGGAATACTCTATTGAGGCGCTATCAATTTCTACGACAGGAGGATCTGAAGTTACCATTAAGACCCAAACATCGGCAGGATCAAATTATGTTCAGCCTGCTATAGTAGAAGATGTCCCAATGTTTGCACAAAAGGGCGGAAGAAAATTAAGAGAGATGCTATTTGATTTTAGGTCTCAGGGCTATACGGCAAATGATGTAACATTTATGGCAGAACATATTTTAAGAGAAAGCGAAATAGATTACTCAAGTGCGAGTGTCTCCAAGATCACTTCTTTAGCTTACCAAACTTTAGACAATGCTATTGTATGGATGGCCGATAATAATGGGGCTTTAGTTGGCTGCACAAGATCAAGAGAGAATACGGTTACAGCTTTTCATAAGCATCCTTTGGGCGGGACTCACACAACGGGATCACCTGTTGTGAAGTCTATAGCAGTTATCCCATCTATAGATGGGGCTTCCGATGATTTGTATCTGGTGGTAGAGCGAACTGTAAACTCTGCTTCGTATGTAAGCCTAGAGAGAATGGGGAGAGAGTTTTTTGCGCCAGTATTAAATGAGGATACAGATGATTTAACAAGACTACCTATATTTATGGATTGTGCGAAGGTTTTTAGGCCCGGCTACACAGATGCAACTAGAAGTAAGCCAACATTTTATGCACGTTTAAGCGCAGACTCTACCGCTGAAATTGCGGGTGGGGTTAGCACAGGTACTGAGACGGGCACTATTACTTACGTAAATAATAAGATGAACGTTGGGACTACCGCTTCTTATATTTCATGGGAAGGCATAGGAAATGCCAATGTTTCTCCAGCCGAAGTAACACAAATTATTGCTGATAGTAGAACAAATACTAGTGACGGGCAGTATTTTGATATAGATGCACAAGATGGAAGTTTATACAGAGTTTATATGGATACAACTGGAGCAAGTGCGACTATACCTGCTGCTGGTGGGAGAACATTAACTGAGGTAGATATATCTGCAGTGGCCGATACAGCAGCCGGGAGTGGAGATGCAGTGGCGGCAGTGTTAGGCGCGCTTGCAGACTTTTCATGCCCATCTACAGGGACTGGAACAATACTATGCACCGATGCTAATGGGGGTATAGTAACCGACGCAGTAAATGGGGATCTTGGTGGCGCATGGGCCATATCTACGGATACTCAAGGGGAGAACCCACAAGTTGGGTGTATTAGATTTACTTGGCATTACTATGGAGAAATGACCGGGACTAAGGGAATATGTGCAGTTAGTAAAAGCAACGCAAGTGACGATAATTTAATTTATATTTATACTGATACTTTAGACCAGATAAACGTTCAGGTAAACGATAGCGCCGGGGCCACATTATTTGATGTTACATTTGGGGATGTTCAAGCAGCGGGGATATTCAAGGGTCCAAACATTGTTGAGTTTAACTATGACTTAACGGTGGGTGCCAACAGATTATTTATTAACGGAACTCAGCTTGGAGCAACGAATACAACTACAGGTACCCGAGACACCACTATAGATTATATAATTCTGGGGAATCGGAGAGATGGTGCGGCAGGTATAGGGACAGCTGGAGATGCCAGGTATTTATATGACTTTGCAATATTTGATACTGTTCAACACACAGCAGATTATACACCTTACGAATTTCAACCTGAGAACTACACGACTCTAGGACACCTGGATTATTTAGAGGGCGAGACGGTAGGCGTAGTAGCAGATGGTAATTATTTAGGCACATTTACTGTAGCTTCGGGCGCAATAACTATGCCAGCGGGAACATACGACACAATTATAGTTGGGCTATTATATACAGATATATTAGAGATCCAGCCGGTGGATGCGGGTACTGGGATAGGTTCAGCCACAGGGTCTATAAAGCGCATAGATAGGGCTGTAATAAGGTTCAGAGCTACGGCTGTAGCTAGTGTCGGATCAGATATAGGCACTCAAGAGGAGTTGGTGTTTAGGACTGTAGAGACTCCAATGGGAGATCCTATTATACTGGTGACGGATGATGTGGTAGTTTCACTTAATGCGGACTATGACAGAAACGCGAGGCTTGTGATTTCTAATAGTGTGCCATTACCATCAAATGTAACGTGTATAGCTTTGAGGGGGGTAACAGGTGATGTTTAATGTAAGCAAAGCTAACGTAGCCGACCCGTATTTAATATCTGATCCTCTTTCATGTTTTAGTGTAGAGTGTCGGGAACATGCGGCTCGAAATGTCCTTGCTAATGATTGCGCCTTTACATTCTGGTATAATGAGGAAATAGTAGGGGTTATGGGGCTTGCTTGGGTACATGATAAAGAGATGGCAGCGTGGGCTTATTTGGGTGAAGGTATTAAAAAGTGCAAGAAGAGTTTTGCTAAGGCTATGAAAGAAGGGATTCATTTCGTGATGAAGGACAAAGACTTAAACAGAATATCAGTTTTAGTTGATGTAGATAATCTTGTAGCTATAAGACAAAACGAATGGATGGGGCTACAGCAAGAGGGGATTTCAAGAAAGTCAGGTTTGACTGGTAAGGATCAAGTAGTTCTAGCAATGGTGAGGGAGTAATGGGAGTAGAAGTAGCTGCAGGTGCAGCATTAGTAGGAGCAGGCGTAGAGATTTATGGGCAGCGAGAAGCCAATAAACGAGCTAGACAAGCCGAAAAACAAAATGCCGCCTACATAGAACAGCAAAGAAAATTAACCATGCTTCAAAATAGAAGAGAGGCAGATTTATTTCAAGAGCAATCAGCTGCATTTATTGGAGATCAAGTATCTTCATTTGCTAAAGCTGGAGTAGATATGAGTGGCTCAGTATTAATGGCTATAGCGGGAAGTAAATCTGCGGCTGATAGAGAATATAATTCTATATTAACAATGGGAAGAGCTAAGGATAATATGTACTCCTTACAAATAGCGCAATCTAGAGCTAATTCAGATTTGTACGGCGATGCTCAGTACAATAACATCCAATCATTAGGATCATTATTAAACGCAGCTGGTAGTATAGCGCAAGCATCATCTTGGGATTCATCGAAACCAAAAACATCTTCATCCTCATCTTCAGATGTAGTAGCAGCGGCGGCGGGGTAGTTATGGCTAAGATACCTTCATTCCAAGGAAAGAATAGATTCCAGGCTGTAGGAGGTTCCGCAGCTTCTGTTGAGACGGCTATGGCTCCTGGTAAAAACATCGCTAACTTAGGCAAGACTATTGCAGATGCTGGGCAAAAAATTGGCCACGCTATGGCTATTAAAGAAAAAGCCAGTAACGCAATTTTTGACAACGAGATCAGAACATTATTTGGGACGGCTCAAGCAAGCGGTTTAGATGAAGCTAAAAATTCTCCTGATGTGGACCCCAATGGTAATGATGTATTCGATGCCTATGAGTTAGAGTTTGAAGATGCCAATGATTACGTACAGGGAATAAGCGACCCTAAAAAACGCCGCAGAGCTATGGCTATAGGGGCCTCAGTTCAACAAAACAAAAAAGTTCTTGGAGATCTATTTACATTAAGCAACACTCGGTTTAATACTAGTTTCTTCGAGACCGCAGAAAAAGCATCAGTTACAAAAGCTATGCGATTAACACTATCCCCAGAAAATCTTGATGAAGAATTAGCCACATTCAAAGAGTTAATAGATAGTTACCCAG